AGACCTCTTTTCCATACCAATTCGATGCAGTAACCACTGCCACCCTTCACAACCTCATCTGCATCAATGTGGTATGGATAATCAGGAGAAAAAGAAAACACTTTACTCATATACACCTTGTCAATATGACCACTAAGTAAAGGTTCATACCATTCCACTGTATCCCCCATTTGTTTGTGCCATGCCGATAATTTCATGAGTGGGAGGTTAGGATAATTATGACCATCTACATCAATCAATCCTATTCGCATTGCATTTTCCTTTCCTGGTATCTTTCCCTTGCCTTCCGCAGCTTCTCTTCTCTGTGAAGCAGATAATAGGATTTTTGATAGGAATCCACCTTATCCCTATTTGCCTTTCTGTACTTCCGGCATTTTTTCGTGTTCTTCTTTGTGTCATAGGAATCACGCATCTTCTGCTTGATTTCATCACCATGCTCTGCGTAATACCTTTGGTTATATTCGTGCCTGTCAACATATCTGCGGTTTCTTCGCTGATATGCCGTAATTCTTGCATTCCGATATTCCTTATCACTCTGATGATGCAGTTTCTTTCCCGTGTCTGCTTCATGCAGAATATAATCTCTGTTGTTGCTCTCCGTATAATCCTCAACTTCCAACCGGTCATACCTGCAATCCGTATAAGGGCATTCAAAACAGTTCGGATAACAACATCTTTTTGGTTTTTTGTTCATCTTCGCTTGGAGTAAACTATAGTTTATTGTCCGGACAAACCTCTTACTCCTTCCTAGATTTCTCTTATTTTGATTCCATGCCTCCATAGCATCAGCTTCCGTTTGATGATGTACTCTCTCGTCCTCATACCCTTTACATCCTCAACCACTGTCTTTCCGTTCTCTTCGTAAACAAAATCTGCTATGTAGGTAACCTTATGTTCATACACTCTTCCACGGATAACTCCACCTCTTGGCCCTACCGTGTCAGGCTCTTTCTGCAGCGGAATCAATTCATATTCAACCTGCATCCGCAAATTCTTAATCTTGCCTTGCCGGTCCAGTTCCTTAAGTTGTAAGAACCTCAACCCTTCTTTTTTGGAATCAAAGGTCATCCCATCGATTACCATCTTCTTTGCTCTGTATTTACTCATCCTTTTTCCTCCGGATACTGCTCTGCGATAATAACTTTATAAAGCGGACACTCTGTATACCCATCGTTGCACATCATTTCCTTCCACTCTGCCTTTTGGATGTTGCTTGAAAACTCCATTGCCAATCTGCTATTATCTACAATGCCTTCGCATTTCACTACGTTCCTTGCTTCTCTCCGGTAGAATGGACATCTGACATACACTGAAGTATACTGTGTTGACATGATTACCCCTTTCCTTCAATCATTGCCGTAGGATTCATACCAAGTCTGTCTTTTATGCTTTGCGGAAGAACATCTATCTGCCGTTCCCTCTCTGCTACCTGACGGTACACTTTCATGAAATTACTGCTTGCCACACCTTCGTTGAAGTCTTCATCCATTGCCCAACTACGAAGCTGCGATGAAGAACCAACCGCTTTCTGTACTGCCGGCGGAAGCTTGTCAAACTCTTCCTGGGCATAATATGTGCTTTTCTTCAGAGCAACCGATACCAGTGACCACGCTTCGTTCTCATTCAAATTCTGCTCTGCATGAAAGAATCTCGCACACTCACGGATGTCCGCAGGTTTCGGAGCAAAATGTCCTGTTGCAATATATTTCTGTGTTGCAACACTTGCCATTTCGTAGGTCATGTCCTGAAGCACTGCATACCACATATCGAAGGATGCCTGACTCCCTATGGCATCAGGATAGATAGCGTTGATGCCCTTGGCTATTAACTTAAACTCTTCTCTTGTCATGCCCAATTATCCACCTCCGCTACACTGTCTCTCTTCCGGGACTTCTCATCATCAAGTGGCCATATGTCTGTCCAACTCTTAAGTATTGATTTCTCAAGCACCTGTACCGCATAATCGTTATCCATGGTGTCACTGAATGGCAGAACCGACATTTTCTCAAGCTTGGTAATCATCATCCGGATTGCCCTGTCCGACATAGGTTTCTTTAAAGACTTCCGCATCTCAATGAAATCAAGGAATGTCTGATTCAGCTTCTCATCAGCAAAATAGACCGCAGGTCCTTTTTTCTTGGATACGTTAGTATCTTCTTTTTTATCTTTATTTCTTTCCTTCTTTCCTTCTTTCTTTTCTTCTATTGTTGTCGTTAGAATGTCGTTAGAATATCGGTTGTCTGTCGGTTGCGTGTCACTCTGAATGTCACTCTGCGTGTCAACCGCTTGGTACAAACAGTAATTATTTACTGTAATTATGCTATATTTGTTGTTTGTTTTGATTGTCACTTCGCCTGTCGACTTTAAATGTTCAAGAGCAGTTCTCACTTCTCTCTGTGTAAGGTCTGTTTCAAGTGCCAGTTTAGTAATCGATGAGACAAAAGAACCTCTCTTTATAACCTTGCCTTCGAATTTTCCGTCTTTCCAGTTTGCCTTTAAGAGACAATGAAAAAACAGAATCTTTGTATTTATATTTGTGTACCATTCCCATTCCAACATCCTACGGCTCAGTTTGATGTAATTACCGTCTGCCATCCCAATTCCTCCTGCCGTTTCTTATGGTTTCGTTTAGCATTGCCTCGGTTCTGCTACGCTTATATCTCTCTGCACGAACCTCTGCTCTGCGCTTTGCCCACTCTATGTAGTCCTTGCACTCACCGTGACAGGTAATACTTCTATTTGGGCAGCTACGGTCACACGGTGACTTGACATTCATTCTTTCACCATCCTATACCGCTTAATTCTGCTCTTTTCTCCGTACCGGTTCCGCACTGTTTCAAACTCACTCACGATAGGATAACCCATGCTCTTAAGGTCAGAGACTCTTGATGCAAGTCTCATGATTCCTAAATCAAGCATTGCATCAAACTGTGTGATACTGCCGAAATCGGCTAAGTACTGAAGAATCCGTTCATTCTGCGTAGGAATATGTTCTACCTTACCCATAGCCTTACCTCCTTAGTTAAACGGAAGTTCTTCATCCAATCCATCAGGCACATTCATGAATCCGTCATCGGAAGCACTAGGTACAGGTGCGGAAGGTGCATTCTCCTGTGTATCTTTCTTGGATTCTGCAAATTCCTGAGAGTCAATCACAACATCCGTGGTATATACCGTCTGATTGTCCTTGTTCTTATAGCTTCCGGTCTGAATATGACCTTCTACCGCAATTTTTGTTCCCTGTCTCAAATACTTCTCCGCAAACTTCGCATTATCCTTAAATGCCACGCAATTGATAAAATCAGCATTCTGCTGTCCTTCTGCCTTCTTGCCTCTGCGGTCAACTGCAAGCGTATAACGTGCGATAGCCATGCTCTCTGCACCCTGTGAATATGTAACACTTGGATCTTTGGTTAATCTTCCTAATAAAATTACCCTATTCATTTTCTTCTTCCTCCATTTCGCTTAAGTAATCCATAAACTCTTCCATAACACACGCTTCGTCTTCTCCATGCTCCATTGCGTAAGCTTCAATCAATTCCCTTCTGCTCATGATTTCCTCCTTATAGATAATTTTTTCCGAACACTTCCATGAACTTCTCATGTCCGTGTAACTTCTCAAACTCTTCCTGGGCAAACTCCTTAAGCTGCGTATCAAGTGTTTTATTGTGATGGATACCGGTAGGTGAATCTGTGTGATGCGCTCTACACAGAGGAACAATACACTTATACTTTTCACTGTTCTTTCTGTTGCTCGTCCCATAAAATATGTGATGGACCTGCGGATTCGACATACCGCATATGTAGCAATGCCCCATGTCCTTCGTTAAGATGCTTTTCTTGGCTGCCATAGGCTTTCCATCCTCCTAATTTCTTCCTCCGGCAATGTCTCAATTCCCATGCCCTTTGCTTCATCTATTGTTCCGTCAATCAGAATGCTCATTTCCTTAGAATCATAAGTGTGGCTTCCTCTGATTACTGCGTAGTGCGTAAATTCCTTCCCCTGGACACTTCCATGTCCAACCGGGAACAGGTGGATATCCTCTCTCTGCAACATCTCTATTTCAGACAGTATGGAGATGACAAGTGGTTTCCCAAACTCATCTGTTTCCCTCTGACCGTATCTTCCAAGAAGCAGATTCTTTGCCATCGGTTTACTGATCCGCTGAACATCGGCAATCTTTCCTACCAAAACATGAAAATAAGCATTGGCATCCAGTGACCGCTTTCTCTTAACCTTGTCCGCTTTTATATCCAAAATACCCAAAGCTGCGATTCTACTTACTTCTTCTATGCAATCAGCATCTATCTGAAATGTGACATTCAACTTATTACTGACGATATCTCTTGTGACCGATACTAATTTTCCGGTGCTTTCCATTCCTTCACCTTCTCCCAATTATCAAGGCAATTACGATACATCTTTTCTGTCATGGATTCGATGTCCGGGACCTTATACAAAGTCAATATGTTTTTTAATGGAACATTATCTGCGACAGCCTTCTCTGCTAAAGCATCCACTTTGATTTTTGAAATCTTCATGGCACTGATATCTGCTACTTCCTTATCATGCTTCTCTTCTTCCTCGGCACGTTTCTTCTTGCCTTCTGCCTCATTGTGATGCTCGTCACTGTCTGCATCCTTGGTGTCATCCAAAAGGAACATTCCGTTTAATGCATACTTTCTTGCGTAGGAGGAAGCCGTACCGGTAATCTGAGATTCATCCATTCCTTTCTTTTCTACCGCTTCCCTTGCCATTGCCGAAACACTTATGCTCTCTCCGGTCTCGTTATCAATCAATGTTGCCGTAGCTTTCACATAGATTCTGTCTGCCACCGCAATAATGTCATCCGATAAGGTTAAAGTACAATTCTGCTCTGCCAGGTAAGGCTTAACGGCCTCACAAATGCCTTCTGCGTTACGGTATTTATACTTGCCAAAACTGTTATACAGATTCTTTGGTGCTTTAATCTTGGTCTGAATTTCTGCCAATTTCTTCATTTACTCTTCCTCCATAAAAAATCTTGATTCCGGTATTTCTACCTTGTTATCAAATGTAACTACGAATGCACGATTCCCAACTGCACTTGTTGCACAACACTCCATGAATACCCCTGCGGATGTTATGCTTGAAAACTCATAATGGTTACCTGTTTCCGTGGTATCACTCTGTACAAACACGTTAACTCTCATATCTTCCTCCTTATGCCACATCCTCTAAATAATCTTTTCTGATGAGGTCCCAAGCTTCGTCCTCGTCATCCTCGCAGAACCACTTGCCATCAATGCAGATTGCTCTCTCTTGCTGAATACGCTGCTTGCAACAATGACAAACTGGAAGGTTTCTTAAGGCTTCCTCCTGCTCTCTTTCATGAATCTCATAAAGTCCGTAATTATCAATCACTGTTCATACTCTCCCTTCGCACTGGCAATCCATAATGGAATCGCACCAACAAGCATCATGCAGAACCCTATTCCCATGGTCATCATCTGCTTGTCCAAATCTGATACCTCACACATACATACGATGAGTCCACAGAGGACAAACAGAAAACTTAATAACTGGACAACTTCACTGACTATTTTCCTCATCTTCCTTTTTCTCCTTTAGTAAATTTCTAATGGCATTCTTAAGTTCCTCTTCCCTTGCCATTCTCTCTTCCTCTGTAAGCATAGGATGTTCGACTATTATATTTGGCATACATAACTCCTTTCTTAATATCCTATGCATTACGGCCTGTCTGAGTTTTAGCTTTTTCTGCATTGTGATTCACATTGTCTTTTCTTCTTAGTGTGAATTTAATTCACACTCCTGGGCAAAAAAAATCCTATCTCTTTCCTTCATGGTTAAATGTAAAGCGTTCGACAACCCCATGATTTCAGATGCTTTAAATTCACCGTAGCCTTTCATCTTGTTATACAGAGTTTCCCTTGTTATGCCGGTTTTCTTTGCTATAGCTACAATGGTCATCCCGGATTCGGAAATCTTTTGCGACAATAATTCTAAATTAGCCATTTACACCATCCTCTCTTTTGTTGAATTTAATTCACACCCTTACTATATCATCACCGTGAATGTCTGTCAACACTTTTTTGCAAAAATGTTGATTTTTTTTCACGTTTGTGTTATAGTATAACTATACAAAGGAGGTGTGTTATGCTGAATCTATATAAAAACATAAGAAAATTAAGAGAAGAAAAGGGAATGTCACAAGACGAATTAGCAAGACTCACCGGATATACTAGCCGGTCATCTATTGCAAAAATAGAAAAAGGAGAAGTTGACCTGCCACAAAGTAAAATTATTGCCTTTGCTAAAGTACTAGGAACAACACCTGGTGAACTTATGGGACCAATCGAAACGTACAATACCAAACCTACCACTTTGGCTGCGCACTTTGATGGTGACGAATACACAGAAGAAGAACTAGAAGAAATCAAGCAGTTTGCAGAATTTGTAAAAAACAGAAGAAAATAGTGTCCGTTATTTAGGACATCTGAAACCATATACTAGAGTGGGAGGAATGCCACATGAATTCATTTGAACGATTAGTGAATGGGGCCTGCGAGGACGGTATAGAAGTTGTCGAATATCATTTTAAATCCGATAGAATTAAAGGATTATACTGCGACAATACTGTCGCACTCAGCAGTAAGCTTCATACAAATGCAGAAAAGAATAGTATACTTGCAGAAGAACTCGGACATCATTATACTTCTTCCGGTGACATCAGCAATCAGGATTCTGTCACGGATCAGAAGCAGGAACAACTTGCAAGATTGTGGGGATACGATAAGCTGATAGGTCTGCGTGGTATTGTTGATGCGTACAAACACGGATGCACCACGGTGCATGAGATGGCAGAGTATTTGGAAGTGACGGAGAAATTTTTGAACGAAGCACTTGACCGGTACCGCAGTAAGTATAGTCCTTATGCTACCATAGACAACTATATTGTTTATTTTGAACCATATCTCGGAATATTTGAGATGTTATAGGAGAAAAAGCATGGAACATATTATTAACTTTATATTCATTGCACCGATTTTCCTGGCACCGGTCATTCTATTAAGGTATGCAATACTCAGACGAGCAGTATCTAAAGGGCATTCATTTCTGATTGCTCTTACCTACGGCTTTATAGCATGGATAATAGTCAAAATCATCCAGGACATCACTTTGGAAGAACCGATTCCGTCAGTAATTCCTTCTGTGATTTGGAGCATTGTGAACTACATTATTCTGTGCTGTGGGAAAAGAGAATCTATTAAAGAGCCAAAGCAAAAAAAAGCAAAGGGAAAGATGCTGCTAGGAATTGAAGACCTTTTATTTATTCCTATTTGTGTAAGCATTCCATATTCTGTATATATCATAGATGAGTACTGGTGGTATTTATATATTGGAGTAGCAATTGCCACTTTATGTTCTCTGATATCGTTAAAATTCTGTATCAGGAAACCACATAACATACCATTAAAAATCTTGTCTTTGGTTTTGCTTATTACATCTATCATACCAATATTGACCGAAGAATACTGGAGGCTTAACACACTTTGGTTGACTCTTCATATTGTATCCACGATATGTATACTCGTTGTGCTATTTGTTACTGCGAGAAGGTTTATTCTGTTCGTGCAAAACAAAGACGGAGCAGAAGAACCACCAAGGAAACCTATTAACTGGAAGAAAGTATTGATTATTGCTATTATAGTATTTTTGATTGGGCTAATACCAATATATTATTAAAAGGAGTGATGCTATGTACGGTTACTATGAAACATTTAAACCGGACGAAGTAATTAAGTATCTGCGTAAGTCAAGAGCAGATGATCCGATGCAGACCGTAGAGGAAGTGCTGGAAAAGCACAATCAGATATTGAATGATTGGGAAAACAGAAACCTTGATTCTCCTATCCCGGAAGAGAGTGTCTATAAGGAAGTGGTGTCCGGTGAAACACTGGCAGACCGTCCGGAGATGCAGAAGATATTAAAGAGAATCGAGTCCCCCAAGATTAAGGCTATCCTAGTTGTTGAAGTTCAGCGTTTATCCCGTGGTGATTTAGAGGATTGCGGTAAGCTGATGAAGATTCTCAGATTCACTCGCACCAAAGTAATTACACCTATGAAGGTATATGACCTTGAGGATGAGTATGACAGGGACGCTTTTGAAAGGGAATTAAAGCGTGGCAATGAATACCTGGAATACTTTAAAAAAATACAGAAGCGTGGAAAGGAACTTTCTGCAGCTTCCGGGAACTACCAAGGTTCTGTTGCTCCTTACGGATACAACAAGGTTTTAGTTCAGGAAGGAAAGAAGAAGGTCCCTGCTTTGGAAATTAACGAAGATGAAGCACGAATTGTCCGATTGATTTTTCAATGGTATTTGGAGGATGTAGGCACTGTTAACATTGTAAGAAAGCTGGATGCGATGGGAGCAAAACCACCAAAGGGTGAAAAGTGGTCGCACAATACCATAAGGGATATGCTTCAGAATGTCCATTACATCGGCAAGATAAAATGGAATTGGAGAAAACACATCTACAATATAGAGAATCAGGAAGTTGTGGTCAGCAGACCAAAGCAGAAAGAATATCAGATATTCGACGGTAAGCATCCTGCTATCATAGATGAAGAGACGTTCAACAAGGCACAGGCAAAAAAGCAGCCTCGCATAAACCACACCAAGAAACCTTTGCAAAATCCATTTGCCGGTCTTATTTATTGCGAATGCGGAAGGTCCATGACACGAAGGGCATACACGGTAAACAAAGGTCGGTCTTTATCGGCAGAACGATTCCAATGTTTGAATCAGGCAGTATGCGGAAATGGTTCTGTGCTTGCCGAAACGCTTCAGAATGCGATTTTAGGTGCATTAAGAGACGAGATAGAGAATTACAAGGTAATGATTAAAAACGTCAGTGACGATGATGTGGTAAAGCAGAAAG